GGATATAGTCTCACGCGATCATGTTAAAACTACCAATTTAACCGAGTATGAGGTCCTTGTTATAGACGAGGCGCAGGATTTTGCCTCTCCACTCTTTGATAAATCGCGCTCCAAGCGCGCGGAGGTGGTATATAGGTATGTCAAAAACCACCCCAAAGCCTCAATCTTGCTACTTACAGCGACTCCAGTGCGCTCAACTCCGTGGAATATCCATACTCTCGCGTGCTATCTTGGCGTGTTTTGGCCGGTCCACGACTTCCGACAAAAGTTTTTCTATATGACCGATATGTACGGCATTATGCATTGGGAGAAAAAGAAAGGTTGGCAGAAAATGATCCGACCTTACATTGAGCAGATCTCCGACATTGTCCTCATGCAAGACTGTGTGGATGTACCGCTCCAAAGCCATCAAGTTATAGAAATTCCGTGGACCGCTAAACAGGAAGAAGAACTGACCAAAGAATACTTGGAACCGGTGGCGGAATGGCACGCACGACACCGAGCAGAGAATGGCTTGAAGAAGTTTAGCGTCTTAAAGGATCTCTTAGACGGCTACCGGAAAGCGATCGTGGTTTGCCATTATCGCGAGCAGATTGATATTTACGCCTCCAAACTAGGCCAAGAGCGCCAAGTATTCGTGCTACATGGCGGAGTAAAGGACCAAGACGCCGTGATCCAAGCAGCGCGTGAGGCGGACGACTGTGTCTTTATCATTCAAGCGCAGATGGGCGCCGGCTTTGATGCCGGCGAGTTTAGTGTAGTGATCTTCGCCTCAATGTCTTTCCGATATGTGGATTATGTCCAGATGAAAGGCCGTGTCAAAAGAATAAATAATCTGCATGAGAATTTGTTTATCCATCTACTCGGAGGCAAAAATGATATGGCGGTTTATAATACTATTAAGCAAAATCAAGACTTTGATGTCCATAATTACCTCGCAAAACAATCTTCCGGATCTTCCGCAAACACGCAAGAAAAGAGAAGCAAATCTGACACCAAGAGTGTTGGATTGGTTTCGGAAGAACTATTTTAAGTCATGCGCCATAGAGATTAAGGCCACTAATGGCTTTACTATCCCTAAGTCGGCCTTGAAGGACCATCAACGCGCTGCTCTCTTGGCCTGTGCCGGCAAGGGATTGGTCCATAAGATCGCCGACACAAAACGCCGGAACCCCTTTGATGCTTTTCAGCTTGTGGGTGTTCCGGCGTATGTTGTTGCGTGCTTTACGAGCGAGTCTATCTGCTACGCTATCCCTGTTGAGGAATGGGAGGGGGTGTCTCTCCGCGCCTCTCATACCAAAACTCATATTCGGATTGAGTTACCATAACTCCTTTATTCATAGACTGATCCGGATGAGGAATATTGCGCACTTCTTCTTCCTCATCCTCTTTCTTTGGCCGGCCACCGGATCCTTTCTTTTTATCTTGGCGTGTGCGATATACCTCTGAAATCAAGTAGCCAAAATAACTAGAATAATCGGTTTTGGCATCAGCAGCCATCAACTCATCCATCATTTTTAGCTCCATTTCGTTAAGCCCGATATTAAATCTTTTTGTTTTGTGTCTAATTTTTGGCATTTTTATAATCCTATTGAGTTAATAAACCAATCATCATTTCCGCCGGCGATCATCCGGTCGCGCAAAGCTTCTTTACACCCTTCGCTCAACTTTGAGATAACCTTTTTCTGATTTTCCGAGTCAAACATAGCGAGCATAAACATAAAGTTATCCTGCACATTAACTATGTCTCGGATCCGGCGGATCTTTTCCGAGGCGTATCCGTGAGTATCACCATAGCCGGACCAGACCTCAATACACGCCGTTTTCATTTCCTCAAAGAAAAGATCACTTGGCGCGGTGTAGTATAGATTTTTCTCTATCTTTTTATCTTCTTCCATTATTTTAATGCGCTAATTAACAAAGCGAGCATGACCGAGAAAACCGCAACTAGCGTGCAGAAACCGACAAGCGCGTAAAACTGGCGTATCTTTGTATATTTTTTTTCCATTATTTTTAATTACTTTTATAAATCTAACCTCTTTATTTTGTAAAATTATGGCGTTCAATCTCATTACCTTCATAAAGGTACACCCTCTCCGGCTTGTCGGCCTCAAACCTTCCTTCTAACACCCCTCCGATAGTGTCGGCAAACAGATTGCGCGCCACCTCCTCACTCTCGGCCGTAAATGTGGCATACCAGAAGTTATTGTCGCCAACCACTACATAATATTTTTCTTCGTTCAGCCAATCCTTAACCAAATCAATATCATTTCCGCCGATCTGGTCATTAACAATACACTTGCGCATTTCACACTCCGCTTTGCGCTTCTGCTCAACTTCTTCAATGATCCTTTTTAAAGCACCGCGTGTTTTTTCATCCATAAATTTAATGATTATTTAATCTAACTTTTGAAAATAAGGACTTGGGATACTACCGGCATTCGGCACGGAATTACCTTCGGGAACTAGCCATGTAAAGAAATCAGAAAAGGTCCACAATCCGGCATACCAATACTTATTTTCCTTGATAATATACGCACGAAACCGAGGAGATACGCCCTCGCCGGAGAAATCAGTCTCCTTTGCCACCATAAAGCCATTTGTGGCTGTTGTGGCAATATTCGCCTCCTGCATGAAGGCGATATATTGTTGCTCCGTTATCTCCGAGTGAGGCTGTATAAACTCAACTTGTAAGCGTTTCATGGCTAGTCAAGATAAATTTTTCCATTACCAAGCGAGCCGATCGTATTTCTCTCGTCCGCCAAAATTCTCTCGGTCAACTCTCCAAGAAACAATCCAATAGCCTTAATGTCGGCCATTGAGTATCCGCGACTATACAAATCCTTTAATAGTGTTTTTGTATATTCTTCACGCTGTTCTGTTTTTGTAAGCATGATTTTTAGAGATATTTCTCTTTTAAATTAAGTAATTTTCGCACAACTTCTAACTGTGTCTTGCCGGCTGTGTAGTAGAGCGCCTTTCGTGATCTGTCTCGTAAAAGGCCAAAATAGACACCAGCAACAGGATAAATAATCATGGTTTTATTCTTCTTCTTCGGCTTCTGGCCTTAAATCTTCTAATATTGAGCTGATCATCACTCCATCCAAGCGCATGCCGTCAAGCATGTTTTGGATATTGTTTTCAACTAATGTTGTTGCGATCTTAACAGCTTCTTCTTTGGTTAGTTCTTCACCGGAAGCGCTGAAAGTATCGGACTCATAGTCGGCGACATACTCCACTAGCTCATCAAAAATATTTTTTGTTGATTCTTGCATCATACATTTTTAAGTTTTAAGTGTTTAATAATGCGACCTTTATACTCTATATGATATATTATTGATAGTATATGAGTCAATATAGATTATAACAGTAAGTTATATATAACACAAAATCGGATAGTGTGTCAAATGGCAGTGGCTCTGTTGAGCCATATTTTAGGGGTCGGTTTCAAAACGCATACTCGGATTTGCCTACATACCCCTCTCACACAAACAATACGCTAGTCTCTATTTTTTATTTTATTTTTTAATAAATAAAAATATGATCTATATATATAGGGTGTGCGTTTTGAAATTTTGAAAACGGCTAGTGGTAGTTTTGAAATTTCTTTGATAGGATTATTTCTATGAATAAAGGCAGAAAAACTTATGATCTTCTTAGGAAATTCTTGGTTGAGCGGTGGCAAGAGTATTCCGACCGCGAGATCGCTAACGAGTTTGATACTTCTTTGGCTGCGGTGAGATCAATACGCAAACGGCTAGGATTGGTCCGGAGCCGTGAGATGGCGAAGAAGTTTTATGAGAAGCGATACGGCCGAGAGTGAAAAGGGGGGTGGAATTTGTTTGGGAAATTTCGTGATTAGGTAAAAATGAAGGATGAAAAAGTGCCAAAATACGGCTTAGTTGAGGCGTGAAATTGAGTAGCCTCGCGAAAAAACTTTTAGTTATCAACTTCACATCTTTCAATCCTTGCGGTATAATTTATTTAATTATTAGATCTATAAAAAATGTTATGGCAGTAGGAAAAAAAATGGGTAGTGGTCCGATTGAAGAAGAAAAAGGTTTTCAAGTACCGCAAGAAGAACACAAGCCGTTGAGTATTGATGAGAGAATAAATGGCTTCAATAAGGACCTTGCGCGGATCTGTGCAATTTGGGATTTGAAGATCGGTTGCGAGCCTTATGTTGAAGAAGGATTGATTAAAGGCCGAGTGGTTGCGGTGGATGGCACGCCAAAAGTAGCGCCAGACGCGCCTGTTGAAGCTACACCGCTTGAAAAGTAAGCAAGAGTACCTAACTCTTAAAAATGGAAAAAGAAACGCCACAAGAGAATACAGCGCCAAAGAAAAAAGTTTCAAGAGTCGCCACGCGTGTTTTACCACAGCATAGAAAGGTTTTAGAGGAACTGATGAAGCCGGAGAATAAAAATCAGATGGGTAAGGCGCTTGTCGCTGCTGAATATTCTCCATCCTCGGCACGCTCGCCGGCGAGTATTACCGGCACAAAGAGTTGGCAGAACTTGATGGACGAGTATTTGCCGGAGAGTTTATTGGCGCTACGCCATAAAGAACTTTTAAATAAGCGCAATAAGAGATTGGTCACGGAAAGAGTCCGGATGAGAAATGGTCGGTATAAGATCAGGCATTATTACGAGGATGATGGACCGGACACGGCAGCCGTCAAAGGTGGTCTTGAAATGGCCTATAAGTTGCGCGGATCATTCGTGCCGGAGATTAAACCGCCGGAAGCCAATGTGCATGTGTATAATTTGTTTTATAAGCCGGAGGTCCGTCAAAATGTCAAATTGTTTGAGGACCAACTAAAGCAATCAATCGCCAATGAGTTTAATAACAAAGATAAAGGGGTGGTTCACGAAGCCGAGTATAGCGACACTTCCGAAGGAGAAGTTGGTCCAAATGACGCCGGAGGAATTGCGGATGCTAGCTCTAAAGCTTGAACAAGAGTCGGGAGTGGCCGGTGATGGTCAGGCTGTTTTCCTATCGGACATGACGGATGATGAGTATGCCGAGTATGTCCATGAGGAAACCCACGGATGGAAAGGCTTTATGAATAAGGTCCGTAGTCTCTAAAAGCCATGCAGAAAGGCAAAGTTGAGCGATTACAGAGCCGGATTGAGGCCAATCGTGAGTCCAGAGAGCGTGAATTGCTAAAGGACAAAGCCTTAGAGGACCGTTTAAAGGTCATTCGTGAGGCGTTTCCTATCACTCGTCTTGGTTTTTGGTGCAGGAAATGTCGCCAAGATTTTGAAGGACAGGCGTTTAAGCAGGTGCGCTATCCGGCAAGTGGTGGCGCTCCGGTCGCGTGGTATCGGTCATTCTGTCCTAAAAGACATGAGGCGATCCGCCGGATAACGGACAAGCTAAAGGACAATTATTATTATGAGTCAGAGATGTTGAAACGTCAGAGGATTGACCTTGCGGATGCCATGCTCACGCCGGATGATCCGCGCTTTCGTGTCGTCTATCCGGACCAATGGCAAAAGCTTGAACAGGAAAGAGAGATGCGCGAGTGGCAGGAAGCCGAAGGTATTAAAGCCATAAAAGACAATTATGCCCGAAGATAAAGGACAAAAAGTAAAGGACGCACCGGTGAAGGCCGAGGATATGTCTATTCTTGCGTGGATATTGCAGAACCAAGTCGTCAATGAGAAAGGCGAGAAGCTAGATTTTAGAGATCGGCTTTTTTTATTGGACATATTGACCGATTGGGAGCAGGAGATCGTCATTAAGAAATGCGCACAGATCGGCGGATCGGTGTCCTTTAACCTCAAAGCGCTCTTTGCCATCCTCAAATTTGGATGGAACATTATTTATACCTTCCCGACTGATGGAGATGTCTCGGAGTTCGTCTCCTCTAAGACCAACAAATTGATACAGGCCAATCCGCAGGTGTTTAAAGGGCTTGACGCGGATAGTATTGAGCGCAAAGAGATCAATAAACGCTTTCTTTTCTTCAAGGGTACGATCTCCAAGACGGCTGCTATTGCCACGACTTCTGATCTCAACATCCATGACGAGGCTTCAAGGTCCAATCAGAGCGTCCTTGAAGTGTATCGCTCGCGTATTAAAGCTTCTAAATTCAAAGGCCGTTGGCTATTCTCCAACCCGACAACAGAGAAGGACGCCATTGATATTGCGTGGAATAAGTCGGACAAGAAGGAGTGGACCATTACTTGCCGGAAGTGTAGTACGGAGCAGATTTTGACATGGCCGGAGAGTATCCACATGGCCGGCAAGTATTATCAATGCAAGAATCCGGGCTGCCATCAAAGACTGTCCAATGACGAGCGCCGAAATGGTAAGTGGGTGGCGCAAAGTCCGGGGCGAGCCATATCCGGCTATCATATTTCCCTCCTCATGGCGCCGTGGATACCGGCTGCCGAGATCATCCGCGACTCGGAAGGTGATCAAGAGTATTTTTATAACTTCGTATTGGGTGAACCATACTCGCCGGGCAATCTTCGTGTTTCACGAGCAACCATTTTGGACAACTGGACGCCAAAGGATTTGGTGACTGGAACATATTATTTGGGGGTGGATGTCGGCAATATTAAGCACTATGCGTTAGGCTCGGAGAAAGGATTGATCAAGGTCGGACGCTTCATAAAATGGGAGGATCTGGATGAGATGATGAAGATTTACAAGCCTCATTTGGTCATTGATGCCATGCCGGACAACACCATGTCCAAGTATTATGTGGACACCTACCGGACCGCGCTCATGTCCTACTTCCAAGAGAACAAGAATAACCCGAAAATGAGTGTCTGGTGGGGAGAGGGCGATAGGCAGGGGATCGTCTATTCCAACCGAAACAGGGTCATTGATCAGCTTATTGACTACATTTTGAACGCTAAAATGCTCTTTTCTATGCCGACTGACAGCGAATTGAAGAATTACTTGAAGCACTGGGAGACTCTGCGCCGGACCAAAGTTGTTGATCCGAAAGGAATTGAGAGCTATGTTTGGGATAGCACGACCGGCGAGGACCACTATGTCTTTGCCACGCTTTACTATTATCTGGCCGTGCTTGGCGCCGGCAATGGTGCTTTCTTCTCCGAGACTGGCCGGAAAGAGACGGAAAAACAGCTTATCGGCAATGACAATGTCATGGGAGATATTGGTGAAGTGATGGCGGATGTGAACAATTGGGAGGATAAGGAAGTTTGAGAAGTCAATACCGAGTTATCCACAGGAGATTTTTGAAAGATTTAATGGTATAATTTATTCATCTAAATTACATCTTTTTTCTATGAAATCTTGATCAAAATAACCCAATTAAGTGATGCTCAACTCTGCCGATTGATAGACAATCGGTGGAACTCTAGTGAAACTGTTTGGGATATTGTCAATAGAACATACGAAAGGAACCTAAAGGCTTATAAGAATGAACCGGAGTGGCTGTCTGAACTGCCACGCAAGAAAAGTAAGGTCCGCAACAATAGGATTTTTGTGAATACGGAAGCGGTGATCAACTCTTTGATCGCCAATCCTCCAAAACCGACTATATTGCCCGGCCGAAAGACGCCGGAGAGCAAGGCACTATCCGTCAGCCAAGAAAAATACTTCCAGATCAAGTACACCGAGCGCAACACTAAAGAAGTTTTGCGTAAGGCTTTGCGCAATCTTTATTTCTCACGCTTTCTTTGCGTCAAAATCTTTTGGGATGCAAAAATAGACGACTTCAACAGCAAGGCGATTGATCCGCGCAAAATCCGAGTAGCTAAAAATGCTACGAAGGAGCAAGAGTCAGAGTTTGCCATTGAGGAAGTGGACGATAACCTACTCGCTCTTATCCGCCGTTTTCCTGCCAAGAAGCAAGAATTACTTGCCAAGTTTGGTTTTGAGAATGAAGCGGAACTATTGATCACTAATCCGGATGTTAAGTATAAGGAGGCGTGGATCCGCGACTATACCTGCTTTAAATTGGAAAATATTATCCTCGGCAAGATCCGCAATCCATATTGGGATTGGGATGGTCTTTTGGTAACACCGGAGGAGGAGACGCAAATGAAAGGGGCTGTTGGTGATCAGCGCCGAGCCGTGATGCAGCAGATCAAAATGCAACAGAGCGGACGAAAGGCTGCTTTGGCTGCGAAGATGGCCGCAGCAAAGGCGGCGGAACAGGCCGCACAAAATCCGGAAGGACAAGCACCGGTCGCTCCACAGGGAAGCACGGATGAAGTTGCACAGCCGGAGAACTCGGATCAGCCGGCCACGCTTAACGCTTACTATTACAATCACTTTGATCAGCCACGCAAGCCGTATATTTGGGCGACTACTTTTAATAATGAAAATTCTCCGGTCGGCCAGACGGACCTAATCACGCAAGCTATTCCGCTTCAAGAGGATGTGGATGCGACAAAACGAGAGATCACTGAAAACGCCAAACTTGTGAATGGCGTCATTAAGGTTGACTCAACTGTTATGGGTAAATCGGATGCGCAGAAACTCCGATATGAAACTTCCGGCGTGATTTGGGGTAAAGGTGTGGTCGCCGGCGTACAGAGAGAGACAGGTACTCCGCTTCCTTCTTTTGTGGTTGAGAACTTGATTGATTCTAGGCGGGAGATTGACGACATCATGGCCGCTTCTTCTGCTTTCAAAGGTGTACGCGAAGGCCAAGAGACGAAAGGTGGCCGACTGGCGCTTATTGAACAGTCTTTCTTGCGTCTCAACGAAATGGTGCAGGTGGTGGATTATGTCTCATACGAGATGTTTAACTGGTTTTATCAGCTTGCCAAAGTCAGATACACAGAGCATCACTACGCAAAGACAATGGGGAAGGAACAGGCCGAGGAGCAGATCACTTTGATACAAGACGACTTTGAAGATGGATCGGAAGTGCGCGTTATTCCGGGCAAGACATTACCGGAGGACCGACAGTTTAAATATGAACAGGCACAAGAGGACTTTAAAGCAGGTGTCCTTTCTCCGGTTGATTATTTGGAGACAGCCGGATACGACTCACCAAATGAGAAGGCAAGGAATAAAGTTATTTACGATACAAACAAGGTCTATGCGGTCGGCATTACTCCGGATGAAATGACAAAGATTGCTCCACCTACGCCGCCGAATGAGCCTCCAAGTATGTCTATGAAGTACGAGGATCTTCCGCCGGATGGCAAGGTCCAGATGGCGGCCAAAGCCGGCATAGAACTCAATCCACAGATACTTATTGCGGAGGAGATCAAGAAAAATAATGACAAGGTTGAGGACCGCAAGGCTAAAGAAAAGCAGCCGAAGATTCCCGGACAAAAAGAGGAAGTAGCACCTTAATAAAAATATGACCGGAGTGATGTCGTTAAACTCTCTCAAAATTATTAGTTAGTTTGATCAAGCAATTTCTCTCCAACGCGCACGCGTCAAGTTGAGAAAGTGGCAATCACAACAACACATATGGATCCAGAAAGATTTGAGTCGCCAATGGAATTAGTGGAAGAAGGTGCGCCGACTCCCACTGAAACTCCGGCAGACGATAAAAGTAAAGTGGCCGCTCCGGAGGAAACTCCTGCGCCGGAAGCAAAGCCCGAAGAAACACCGAAGGAGGAAACTCCTGCGGAGGTGCCAGTCGTAGAAGCAACACTCTATGACCTGCCAGATGGCAGAAAAGTTGACGCCGAGACACTTCAAAAGGAATGGAAAGAAAATTTCCTTCCAGAATTTACCCGAAAAAGCCAAGAGCTAGCCGCCTTAAAAGGCGGAGATGGGAAGGGAGATATTACTAAGGTTCCTGATGGCGAGGCAAAGGACAAGTGGAAAGATCCTAATTATGTTCCTGAAAGCTACGCAGAAATCGTGGAGTTAGCCACACAGGAGGCTCTGCGAAAGATTGAGCAGCAGAAGGAGGCAGAAGTGAAAAGAATACAGGAGATCCAGACGGCGGTTGAAGGTCAAATAACCGAAGTCAAAAAAATGGATCCGGCTGTAGATGAGAACGCTCTATTCCTTCACGCCAATAAATATGGATTCACCGATTTGAAAGCTGCATTCCTTAACATGAAGGATATGAAGAATATCGTTGTGGAGACAGAGCAGCGTACAGCGAAAAACATCAAGGCACGCGAGGCTGATCCAGTATCAGATGCCGCGTCCGGAAGTGTAGTAACTGACGAAGGCTATGATCCAAACGAAGCTTCTCAATATTCAAATGCGGTTGAGTACCTAGCACGCGTCAAAGGGAAATAACTTAAACTTTTAAACCCATGACATTTTCAGAAGCAGTAACTTCCGTAACACGAAGTTTCATTGTTCCTAAAGTGTACGACACAGTTTCAAAAGGCTCTCCGGTTTTGATGAAACTTCTTCAAAACGCGAAGTCTTGGAAAACTGGTGTGTCGTATAACGTGATCATTAAATATCAAGACTCAACAAATGGTGGAAACACTGGTATTGCTGACAAACTTGATACGGATAGGCAGAATGTTCGTACAACAATGAGCTTTAACCCAAAAATGGCTTATAAGCCTATTGTTATTGCAAACATTGAGCAGACATTGAACGAGGGTGATGAGCGCGTAGTTGACTTGCTTGAAGCAGAATTTGATTCACAGGCACAGTCTCTATGTAATGTGATGGCTCAAAATCTCTGGACTGGTACCGGTGTAGGTAATTCTTGGGATTCTATCTACAATGCGGCAGATGATGGTACAAACTTCTCCACATACGGAGGACTTACCAAGTCAACTTATACTTCTATCAAGGGGTACTACTTGGCTTCCGCAGGTGCGACAACTCTTGCAAAGTTGGCTACTGCTTATGACGCAGTACAGGTCGGCAATGATTCTCCGGACATAATTGCGACAACAAAAGCAATTTGGTCCACATACGAGTCTCTATTGACTCCTACAGTTCGCGCAGGTTATACGCAGAATGGTTATCCAAAGATGAATGCCTTTGGTATGGTTCCTACTGCACAGGCTCTCGCAGGTAATCAGGGCTTTGATGTCCTATTCTTCCGAGGTACGCCGGTCGTAAAAGACGAGCAGATCCCATCTGGCAAGATTTACTTCTTGAACACCGGATCATTCGGCTTCAAGGGTATCAAGATCAAGGGATTGAAACAGGTCAACTTCAAGAAATCAAATGATGGAGTACCTGCCGGAGTTCCGGGAAGAATCCCATCAACTCTCGGATTTAACTTCCGAGACATGATGTCACCTGTTGATCAGCTTGCAGAAGTTGGTCACATCATTTACGCCGGAGACTTTATCGCAGAGAACCCAAGACTTCTAGGCCAAATGACAGCAGCTTCTTAATTATCAATTTAACTTTTAATCCTATGTGGAATGACAAGAAAAATTGGATTATAGCTGCTCTTGCGATACTGCTCCTCGTTTCTCTATTTCTTGGACTCCGTCCAAAATTAGTGAATTTGAGCAGTGTTGGTCAAGGCGCTCCGGGTACAAATGCGATTGAAAACTATATTCCTGCGATCCTCTATAACGGAGGATATTACAGTGCATATGGTATTCAAACCACTTCAACATTAGCGGTTGGAGGAGCAACAACTCTTTCAAGTACGCTTGGAGTGACTGGTGCAACAACTCTTTCAAGCACTCTGACTGGTTCGGCAACTTCCACGATCGGTACAAACGATTTGGTTGTTCAAACGGACCTAAACAGAGTCGGTGTAGGCACAACTACTCCGAAAGATATATTCCATGTTGAAAATCAGACAGGTACATCAACTGAAATTATCAGCACGAAAGCTGCTAACAAGGGAGGCCGTATCATTCTTGAAGATCATGACGGCGCAGGTTGTTCAGAAATTGCTGTCTTGAACGGCACACTAGCCACAAAGACAGTCACTTGTCCTACTGGAATATAAATTATTAGGTAAGAAATTCTAGCCATGAGTGAAGAAGAAAAGATAGAAACTCCGGCCGAAGAAACTCCTGTTGAGGAAACTCCAACAGAAGGAGATCCGGAGGATGCCAAGTTAGCAGAAGGTTTTGGAGAAGAAAAAGCTTCCGAGGAACCTGTCGCTGATGAAAGCGAAGAAGGCGAGGGAGAGGAAAGTGCCGAGGAAGGCGCACCAGAGTCTCCGGAAGTTGAGTCATTATAAAGTACGAATAAGCGAGTGCTACTCGCAAATAGCCGGCGGTTAAGAGCCAATGGCTGAAAAAACAAATGAACCAAATATCATTTCAGAATGTTTATCAGGTGACTACGGCTCCGGTCTTTAAAAAAGGCGAGCGAGCGTCTACTCCTGATGGACGAGAGTGGGTGTATGTAAAGGCAAACAGCGCCCTTGCAAAAGGATCTGTTGCCGTTCCGGATGGGGTGACAGCAGTTGATACTGTTTCATCTTCTACGGATGCACAAGGAAGAATTGTCTACATTACAAAGGCGTCAGCCGGATGGACTGTAGGACAATTTGAAGATGGTTGGGTTGTTGTTGATGATGGTACTGGCGTTGGTCAGACTGGAAAGATCAAGACAAACACAACTGATACTTTGGAACTTTATCCAGAGACAGCTTTTACAACTGCTCTTTCTGTAACTGATTCCGACATCACTATCCGCACAATGGCGGAAGTTGACAAGGCCGCAGTCACAGTAAAAATCCAGAGCGCGGTTGGTATCGCACAAGTAGCTTTTGCAGCTTCCGACTTCGGTTGGTTGCTCACAAATGGTGAAGGTTGCGTGCTTGCCGGTGAAGCTTTGACAGTTGGCGGATCCTTCGTAACAGGAGACGACACAACTGGTCAAGTTGTTAAAGGTACTACCGCTAAAGGTGAATTTGATGA